GTGGCCTTGGCGATGATTTTGGCCACAGCGAAAAGGTCATCCACAATTAACGGTCTTACTTTTGTGTCCATTTATTAACTCCCTCCACCACTAGCTATTTTGGGAAACCGGATTTCCCACGGCTCTTCGTCCATCTTATCCGGGTCAAAATGCCCGGTGAAGGTAACTTCAAGGCCAGCCTCGTCTTTGTCGGCGGTATTAACGCTGAAGTTCCCGTCGGACAATGCATTCTTTACAATGCAGATTACCGGCTCTTGACTGCCGCTGATTTCTCCCACCAGGGCCACGTTTTTAAGGTAATCGCTGTCCTCAATGGTAAGCTTCCGAGTGATTATGTCGTGAGTGCCGTTTTCCTCCACCGTCGCCCCTGCCAGGGCCGCTTTCAAATTCTCCGTCGTCATCTCCAACAGGTTGGCCACAATCTGGGCCCTGACGCTGACCACCCGTCGCAGGCCCTTCACCGGGCCCCTGGCACCGTCAACTTCGATTTCCCGGACTTCCTGTTCAATGGTAAATGTATTGCCACCCCTCGTGGCCCCCAACAGCCGTTCGTCCGTCTCGTCGTAGTTAAGATAAACGGCCCCCGCATCAACAAACAGTCTCTTGACCGTCTCTGTAGTAATACCATGATATTTTGTCATTTTTCATCACTCCTCAAGAAGTTTCTCAATAAACTTTTTCCGCCAGGCTATGACGGAAAACTGATGTGCTAGATGTACAATACCTGAAGTGTCCTCCGGTATCAGGCCCCGGGTGTCGAGACTGCACCGGATGGCCTCAAAGTCCGGATGGACCAGCCTCTGCCGGTCGAATAGTTCCACTATCCGCCGGCTGATAGTCTTTGCCGTCCCCGGATGCCCGCCCTCGTTATAGTCCCACACATCAATATAAAGGGTAAATACCCGCCGCCCCCAATGACCGCTGGCGCTGTCATCCAGCCGAAATACCACATAAGGGAAGGGAGTATCCGGCTCTGCCCAGGTTTGGAATACCGCTGGCATCCCGTCGATAGTAGCCAGCATCCCGGCAAGCTCCGGGTCATTCAACAGCTTTTCAAATATTGTGCTTGCTAACATCAAAACCACCGCCTGGACAGGATGTTTTTAATCTCCGGTAACTCCTCCTGAAATGTAGGCCGGAGGAAGGGCCTTGCCGCCATCTTTCGGGTCCCGAATTCCAGCATCGGGGCCTTCTTGAGTTCGCTACCGACCTCTCCCCTCAGCACCTGCAGTTCGCCGACAATGCGGTACTTAATACTGCTTCGCAATTGCCCCGTCATGACGGCCGGCGGTTCCCCGGGTGCTGATGCCGTGTAGGTTCTGTTGGTGCCCGGTACCCGGTACACTCGCCCCGTCCTTTTCCCGCTCAGTTTCTCCTTGGTTTTGTTTTGGACATGTATGCAGGCCTCTGTCATCCGCTGGCCTGCAATACTGTCCAGAGCATCTATGACCTTGTTCAAATTTCGCTTAAATTCAATCTTAATTCCCAACAAAAAGCACCTCCAATGGTGTAAAATAGTAAAAGGAGGTGGTTTTCTATGCCAAAAAAGAAGGACAAGCCTTCCCGTGATGTGCTGAAGATTAAAGACGAAAAAGTAACACAAGTAGAAATAACCCCCACGGATAAGGGCCCCAATGTCACCGGCACCATCGACAAGAAAAGAAAGGGCCTGTGGCTGGAAATTGAGGTTAATTAGCCTTCTTCGGTGCATATCAAGTCCAGCCGCCTGCCTAGCTCCTGAGGGTTGAGAATTGACACGATGTTGAATACCCTGTCCTTGAATTCCAGCCTGTGGTCTATCCGGTCAATGCCGGGATAAGGCCGCAGGCTTATTTTATGTGTCACTTCTACGTCCAGCTTCTGCCACTCCAGCCGTTCTTGGGCACTTACCGGGGAAATACTCGCCCATACCGTGTCTATGGTCTTCCAGTCATATTTCCAGCCCTCGCCGTCAAACATCCGTTCTCTTTTTTGAATGTTCACTCGATGCCTATATCTCGCCATCAGCTACACCCCCGGGAGCTTACGGTACGGCCACAAGTCTCTATATTCCTCGGCATCCCAAATTTGAGTATGACCCTCAAAGCTCTCATGATGTAATCCTTCTCCGCGGCGTTGGAACTGCCTGGCCACACGGTTCAGGACCCAGATCTCAACCTCTTCTGGAACAGGGTCATCTCCAAAATCGTGGTTTAGGTACTGCTCCGCAGCATTGGCCGCCCCGGCCAGCATCCGTTGGAGCACAACATCCTCGGCATCGTGGTCTATATGCAGGAACAGCTTAACCTCTTCAATTGTCAGGGTTATCTTGTCCTTGAGTGCCATTTCCTACCATCTCCTTCAGGGCCTTCTCTGCAGCCTCCTTGCCCTTTACCTTGCTTCCGTCCGGAAGCTCATACCAGCCGCCACCGGTATGCTTGATTTGCGGGGTAACCACCTTAGTCTCGTATGTCACCCTCACGGCAAGCCGCCGCTTTTCCAGTTCCCTTGCCATTTCCTCGCGGATTTCAAATTCAGAGCCGCGAGGAATGAGGCCCTTCGGGTGCCAAGAAAAAGTCCGAAGGGCCTTCATCCTCACGATCATCCATAACCCCCCTTACTACTGCTTATGCAGGAACAGTTTAACTTCATCAAGGGCCAGAGTTATCCTGTCCTTGACCGCCATTTCCTACCATCTCCTGCGGCGCCTCGTCGAACTCCACAGCTACGAAGGCTTCCGGTCTGAAGATGGTCAGGGCAATCCGCTCTTCGGCCAGGATTGCTACCATGTTTTTCACGAAGAAGTCATCGTGCTGCTCAGCAACCCGTATGGTGGTCTGCTCACGATCCCAGAGCATGGCACCCATACGGAAAGCGCCCAAGAGACATTCGCCCTCCTGGATTGCCGTGGTCTCAACTACAGGCACCCTCCACAGTCTGGATTGTCCGCCTTCGGTGACAGATACCCAGATATAGCGTCCGTCAGTACCTTTGGCTAGCTCGATGTCCTCCCAGTCCTTCGGATGCAACACGATACCCGTCACCGGGTACTCGGCTACCCTTGCCAGGGTGATTGCGCGACGGATAGCGTCGATTTTAGTGTCACCCACTACACCAGCAGACCAGCTGTAGGTCTGGATGCCGGTATGGGTCATGATACCCTGCAGGTTAGCACCGCCGGCACCGTACAGGATTTGTTGCTCCTCAGCTTGATTCAGCCCGTAGATTAACCGCTGGTCCACATAACCCCTCAACTGGGGCGCGTCGGCAAGAATTTGTCGGCTGGCCGGTATCCAGTGCGCCACGGTTTTGACCGACTCCGTCTTCAGAGTGAACGACAAACCAGACTGCGGCTTGGCTTGTGTCTCAGGAACAACGGTAGCAGAGTTCTGGAATCCTACTTCCTCAACATATTCAATCGCGTTGCTAGTGGTGGTAGAAGTGGCAAGCAGTTGCCGCAATGTCATCGGCCGGTCAGGAGATGCAATGATCTCCGGATACCGATACGGCACCACCAAGGCCCCAGCAGAAGCCGGGCCGGAAGTCAACTGCTTTACAAGCACCGGGTCGCAGTAGTTGACATTACGCTCAATCATTGCCTTGTACTGCTCCGACTCCACAAACTGCTGCCCGATAGACTTCACAGGCTCCCCACCGTAGAATGGCCGCTGGTCGGCCTTCTGCAGTTCGATTATTTCGTTGTTGAGCTCCACGATCCGCTTGTCCAGTGCATCAATGGACTTGGCCGTCTTGGCAGAGGTTTCCCCCTGCGTCTTAATCTCCTCGGCCTGCTTATCAATCATAGCCTTCAACTCATCAGCCGTCTTTTTAAATTCAGCTAGAAGTTCTTTCAAATCCATTTAGCTCACACTCCTCAATGATTTTCTAAAGTCCTTCAGTTCCTTTAGCACCGACTGGAATTCTTCCGGGTCAATGCCTTCTATTTTTGGCGGCTCCTGGCTCTTCGGAGTGGACTTCTCCGGCTCCTCGAAAGAATTCAGAAGTGCCTGAAGTGCTTTTATAGCATCCTCTATCCTCTGCCGGCTGGCAGTGGTGAGGAAATGCCCTGCTTTGATGTACTGCTCCAGCTGGGGAATGCGCTTTAGCAGTTCCTCCAGCTCCCTGCCTTTTACCCCGGTGATAACGGCCTCCTCGTTGGCCGGGAAGGTTACCGGGCTAAATTCGTACAGTTTGAGTTCCTTTAACCTTACTGTTCTATCCTTTGCACTATCGTCAACTTCCCGCTTCACCACGTCGTAGCCAATGGACAGCCTGTCCACCACGCCGTCTTTCATTAGCTGTAACCTGTCCTGATTTTCTCTGGTCTTGGATACCTTAGCCACCACATAGAGGCCCTTGCTGTCCTCTTCCATGTGCTTGGGCAGTCCCATCGGGTCGTAGTGCTGCCAAAGCACTTTAATCAAGTTTTTTGGCAAGCGTTCTTGTATCGTTTTTTTGAACGCACCCTTTTCAACTATATCCCCGACCAGATCTTCGTTTCCAAAGGTACTTGCGTACCCCTCAAACTCATATTTCTCCAAGTCCACCTTCGCCTCGAAGGGAAAAGATTTTCTTTCCAACTACCCTACCTCCTAACTTCAAAGGTTTGCAATCGTTTCTGATACCACGCCCAAAGCATTTTCCCTAATCTGTTCTTCTAGAAGCCTAATAACTGTATAGCCATGTTGCTGTAAATAAAGGTTTTTCCTTTCATCCCTTTCAACAACCTCGGGCAATGAATGCCAATAAGCCCCATCACACTCGATTACTAGATTTTTCGAAGGCAAATAGAAATCCACAACCCACGGACCTATTTGCTTCTGGGTTTCAAACTCCATCCCAAGAGCTACTAACACTTTTTCTACAGTCACCTCCAACGAAGACCTTCGCCCTCCCTGTAATGCTGTGACATATGCTCCGACGCAATTCCTTGAACAAAATCTTCCTTCACCAACTTCAATCTTTGCTGGTTTTGCAAAAAAACTTTCGCCACACCATTCACATGTTTGCTTAATGGACGAAAAAAGCGGGTGTTCTTGTCCTGTGATTGTCTTAAGGTGCTTATGGCGACACGCTATAGAACAAAATCGTGCCCTATCTTTTCTGTGAGGCTGAACCTCAAAACGACTACCGCACGTTTCGCAGACCTTTACCACCGGTTGCTTCTTATTCCAAGCAAGGCGACCTTTTAAGGATTGGGATAACTTGCGACGCGTTTCATCCGTTCGGGGCGGTTTTCTGCTGCCCTTGTGGTAATAGCTTGCTAGGCAAGCTCGACTGCAAAATTTCCCACGTCCATCCTGTAAGCGCATGTCTGTTGTCTCAATTCGGGAACCACATTTTAGACAACTCACAACAATATTAACGCTATTTCTGCTAGCTTCATGATAACAACGTTGTGAACAATATTTAGCTACATCAGCCCTATAATTGCGAACAAAAAACTCTGCCCCACAATACTCGCATTGCTTTAACACAGACACAAACTATCACCTCGTCACATTAAAAACCGTTGTGCAACGGCAGTTAATCGTTTGAGTAGCACTAGCCCCTTCACTACTATCGCCAGGAACCATTACTTTACTGCCATCCGGCAAAACAAATAATTCTTGCTTTCCTACTGCAACACCATCCATCTCTTGATGGTCATCCCGAACCCTATCGTCTCTTGAGGACAACCATACTTTTTGGAAATCTAATCCTGTCTGCAATGCACCAGCAAATGACCCATAGTTGGAGGCACTTACTACTTCAGTCCTGGCGATTGTCATTGCCCTTCTCACCGAAAAGTCCCGGTATTGTCGCTGGAGTCGCTCTGCTATCTCAACCGTGCTGTCGCCCTCCTCAAACCCAAGGGCTATTTGTTGTTTAATCATGTTCTTTGTAGTCTGGCTGATTAGTGTTACCTTTTCAGCCACTGTGGTTTCAATCCATTCCCGGACATTATCCATCCAGGGATCAAACTCAAACTTCCTGCTGGTTGGCCCTATGCTCTTTGACAGGGCCTCGCCGGTTTCCTGGCCAAAGTCCTCCATCACAGCCACATATACCCCGGTCATCAGGGTTTTCCACTCTGTCATTTGTGCATCTATCGCCCCATCCACATCCCGGCCCTGCTCGTATGCTTCGGATACTGCCTTGCCTTCTTCCCTAAACCGCTTGCCCACCAGTTGGGCTACTTTCCGTTCCCAGTTCATCCGGCGGCGGTCAAAGGCTTTCCAGTATGCGGCCTTCTGGTTTTCATCGGATAGGTTCCAGGCTTTATTCTGCCGGGACTTGTCTCCGCCTTCCGGTTCTGGTATTGTCATCCCCGCCGGTAAAAGGCTCATAGGTAGATACCCCTGGTCACCGCCGGGGATATCATTGAAGCCCAATTCAAGCTGCTGGTTTATCTGATTAAACGGTACGCCCATTGCCCATAGAGTTTTGGCCGTTTCGATCTTATCGTGATAATTCTCCTGAATGGCTTCAACATTCGACACATCAAACTCCAGCATCAGGTCGTCCCCGAATTCGGGGGTCAAGGCTAGGTTGAAAGCTGATTGCAGGTCCTCCAAGAACGGGATCACCGTATCCAGCCAGAATATTTTCCTCGCCGTCTCAATGTTTGCCAATGTCGCGTGATCGTATATTCCCACCATCGGCGGCGGCACCTGGAAGATGGCACAGATTTCTTCACGGGTCATTTTCCGGCTCTCGATGAAGTCCATTTCAGCCGGCGAGAGTGACATTTGATGCCAGGTAGCATCCCCGCCTAGCACCCACGGAGTACGGGCATTATCCGCCCCCTGGTGTTGCTCCCTAACCTGCTTCCTGGCTTCTTCCCACTGTTCCCGGGTGAGGGGCTCCTTGAAGCTAAACACCCCGTCCGTAATTGCCCGATTCTGCAAGGCCACTTTGTTCCACGTCACGGCCTCCACATCTGTATCAACGGTCCGGGCTCCGGCCTGCAGGGGCGACATCCCCCAGTACGGATTTGCCGGGTCAATAAACATAACATGAACTATATCTTCAGGCTTTATGCTGTGCTTTACACCGTCTCTCTCGTATTCGTACCGCTCAATGAAATTCTTTTGGCTGGGCACCGGCTTTATTCCATCCGGGCCGATTGGCCACAATTCTGCCACTATGCCACCGGCTCGTATCTTTGTCCAAAGACCATTTCCGCCCAAATAAAGATGGGCGGTCATCCTTTCGATAAGGTCCTGCCCACTCATGTACGGATTAGGTTTTTTTAGGAGCTCCTCCAGCGGATGGCCGGGCACGACTTCCCATTCGCCGGCTTTTGTCCGCCGGCTGACCACCCACGGTACGCTGGCCACGGCTTTCATTATGCGATGAATACATGCATATACCCACGTGCTGGCCTTGAACCCGTCTCGGACGGCTTTGTCCGCGCTCCAGTCCGTCCATATTGGCTTCCCGCTCTGCCACACGGGCAGTAGCTGGCCGGTGGTTACGCTCTTCGTTTCCTGCGGCGATACGCCGAGCAGCCACATGCCTAGGGCCTGGCGCAGACTAATACGTTTTCTCTCCATTCACTCACCTCCTAGGCCCTGCCGATGAAGATGCCTTTGTCTTTGGCCAACTGTTCAAATGCACCTGATACAGCATCAATCTGGTCATCATGTGCCCCGTGTGGGAATAATTCTGCTTCGTCCAGAAAGTCATTTATCCACGGGCCCCGCACCAGCTTTATGTTCCCTGCCTCTGCCTGAGAACTAACAGGGTTTGCCCTCATTTCTTTAGACCCTGTTGTCTTATTTCCATAAAAAGCAAAACCGGCTAGTACCCTGCGCCGGTAATGGTCTATCGTATTAACACCTGAAGAACCAGGTTCTTGTTCCATGTAGATAGTAACCTTCTTCCCATCCAGTTCTGCTGTTTGCCTGATTAATGCTTCAACACCCTTTGGGGTTGTCCTGGTCTTTTTTATATCGACAATATAATAAATGCCATCCTTTTCTGCCAGAAGTGCCCCTGCTGTCCAGTCCGGGTCCTTCCCGGGTTTGGGTTCCGTAGCCGCAAGGTCCCAGTACCTGACCAGCCGGGCATCGGCCGGGTAGCTGTCAACAATCTCAAACCATTCCCGCTTAAACTTGTTTCCTGCTTCTCTTGCAGTCCAGTCGCCTTTTAGCAGCTGTTCTCGGGTTATCGGGTCTAAGTGCATCAGACTTCTTATATACTCTTCCCGGTCAATATACGGGTTGTCGTCCAAACTTGCCGGTATAAAAGGCTTATCTCCCACGATAAACCGTTGCTTAACCCA